TGGTAAATTTCTCTTTCGGCGTGTTATACAAGAACGACGCTACCTGAGCAATAGTATTGCCTTTAGTAATGTCGATGTTGTAGCCGAAGTTTACGTCTTTACCTGACTGCTTGCCCTTCTTGGCCCGGCGGGAACCGTCCATCACTTCGCGCGGCGTGCTTTCATAAGAAGAGCCTGCATCGCTGTATGAGTTCAGGTCGAGTTTGCGCCACGCTGCACCAGCCGGGAAAGCGCCGAACACGCTTTCAGGTGCAACTAGGGAATATACCCCGCGACTGTCTATCTTTTGTAGTGCCATGTGTTCTACACCATTTTAATTTTATAAGTTAAATCAAGTGATACGACGAACTTATGTCCTGTCGGAGTCACCGCGTCCGTAGCCAGTGCAGGCTTAACGACGATACCGCAGGCAGGCGCTTGCTGATAAAAAGCAATTTGCAATAATTGCGACATTCGACGTCCTTTCGCTATATTACCATGCGATACATTAATTTCGCAAAGAAAATCTACACGCGCGTCATAGACCTCATGCTGTAGCGTTCGCTTTTCGTATCCGCCGTGTATTTGATCCAAGTAAACGTATTCCGTGGGCACGTCAGCTTTTCGTACCTTTGTATCCTTCAGCCTTATATCAAGTCCGAAAGTAGACATCGCGTCATACGCAATTTTATAGATAGCGTCGTATGTCTTTTGTTCATCATCTATTGTGCGAGAACTGCCCACAGTATAGCCCCTTTTAAGTCAGGATCGAGCGGTTTTGCCAGCTTGACCGTGAATGTATTAGTCGTCGTTGCGATCAAGTCACCTACGCCAATGTCTAGCGGAAATTGGCTGACTACAGTAAGCAATCGCACGTCCCCGGTAATATTATGATTTACGAAAGTGACACCGTCGTCAGCGAAGGCCACCAGATGCACGCTTGTTGTCTGCGTAGTAACTGTGTTGTTCCACGGCTTATCCTGATCAGGCGTAATTACTTCTTTCTGAAGAATGCCATTTACGCCGTACTTCTTAACCAGCCGTAGCGCTGTCTCTCGCTGCCGTTCGTATGTCATATCAACCCCGCAATCCAAACAAGTTAAAGCCGCCAGTAGAGGCGCCACTCAATAGGCCGGCGCGTCGTAAGATATACAGAGGCGCGTCAAGCATGACGTATCCTTGTACAGTGTTGTCTTTGTAGTTAGTCGCGTACTCTGTTTCGATGCGGTTAGCTGCAATTACTTCGCGCTTAACTTCAGACTGAGGCTTTTGTCCTTCAAGAATAGGAAGTCCGTCAATAAGGTGAGTAGCGACGTACAGCGTAGCGACGCGTACAGCAGGCGGCACAGTAGTTTCGTCGTATAGCTCTAAGCCTCTGCGCGGAAACTGGTTAAGATCGCCTACAGGTTCGCCCTGAAACGTAAAAACGAAATCAATGTAGTCTTGAGCTTTAGTCAAAAATACGTTGATCTCGCTGTCTGTAAACTCTGCCCCTGTCGAACTTGTTAAACTTACGCCGCGCTCGGCAGCGTAAGTTCGTAGTTCTTCGACAGTAGCGTAACGGGTATTAGCCATACGCGTAGTCGTCCTTATTTAGTTGGCGCCTTCGGTGCAGTCGCAGGCTTAGGCGCAGCAGGTGCAGCGGCCGGAGCAGCTTGTGCCGCAGCAGCTTTCTGAGCTGTTTCAGCAGGCAATTGACCGGTTACAGAACTTGCGGCGTTAGTTGCAGTTTCGTCAACTTTAACGTCGTCAGCATCAATGTCAGGTTCTTCTGTCTTAGCGGTAATCTGCTCAATTTCTTCTTTAAGAAGTTCAGCAGCGATATTCGCGTCAGTAGGTTGTACGTGACCAGTAGTCAGCGTCACTTTTTCGTCGCTTACAGTAACGCCGTCTGCTTTCTTAGTCGTCGCGGCAGTAGCGCCGGTACGGCCCAATGGATCAGCGAGAACGCCGCCAGTCATTACGTCAGGCGCTTTACGGACGAAATAAATCAAAGGTACTGTGCCTGCTACATACGTGCAGCGTTCGACGATGTCGCGCGTGTCGTTAATGTCAGTCACTTTACGGAAGTGTACGTCTTTTTCCTTGAAGGAATCAAGTACGGTATCGACATCCGACTGCGTAATCTCTCCTTGATAGAAGTAGAGAACAACAGGTAGTGCTACTCGGGAATTTAACATGCTACTATCTCCAAAAATGGGCCGCGGTTAAACGGCCCTATTTATTATTCGATGATGTGGTTGACTTTAAGCGCAACGCCAGCCGTTTCTTTGTGATTGTTCGTCACTTGCGACCAGTTTGCCGGAGTAGCGATAGCAGCGTCGCTAGGCGAGGCGTATGTATCGTTCTGTAACGTAGCGATGTTATACTTATAACCCATTACGTTTAAGATAGTAGACCATTGCGCTTGATAGGTCTTCTTGATGTTCTCGTTTCCGCCCTTACGTTCGGTAAGGTCTTCAAAGTCACCAAGCTCGCGCAAAATGATAGAGCCGGGACGCAGTCCAAACGTCCAGTTATGTACTTCAGACGCCGTCTGATCGACTTCTCGTAGAGCAGGGTCGTCAGTAGTAATAATGCGGCGCCCTTCGACATCCTGCATTACGTTTACCGTACCGAAGTTAAACAAAGAGTTCGCGTTCTTCATGTTATCCAAAAGAAGAGAAGTACGCGAGTTACGCGGCATGATCCAAGTGTTAAGGCTGTCAGCGCGGTCGCCCATAAGATCAGCAGTAAGAACTAGATTCTTGTAGCTAATTTTACGATTTTCTGGCGCGGCCTGCTTCGTAGCGTCGCGGAAAGTAAGCCCGTTAGCGCCTACAGTCGCTTTTAGCACCATTACAGCGCGATTGACGTAACCCTGCAAAGTCTGCTCAGAAAGCATCTTGCCGAAAGTCGCCGCAGCAAGTGCGTTGTCGCGACCGATCCAGTCCCACCAGTGTTCTGATAGGTCAAGCTGTTCAGTAGTGAACGCAAGACGAATGAAGTTGTCTTTTTTGTTCGCTAATTGTTTCAGTGTCAACGGTGCATTACCGCCCGGATCACGGCGACGGATTAAACCATCTACCCACGCAAAGAACGTATCTTCGCTGAATCCGCCGGCCATCTGCCCGCTACGCTCTGTCCCGATAACAATGGCGCCGCCTGACGCTTCATTAAACAGGTTGACGTTATAGCCTAGCGACTCCGCGTAGGCGGTGTGCGCTCGACGAATGAAAAGTTCTAAATCCATGATGTGCTCGCTTTAATTAGGTACAGTTTTTGTGAGGTGCGCCGCAATTTCTGCCGGCGACGCCGTCGCATAATTCAGTTCACCGCCTGAGCCGCCTTGACCGCCCGGAGTTTTAGTCTCTGTCCCGGCTTTCGGAGGCGTAAACGTAGTCGTAGTGCTCCCGCTCTTGAGGATAGCAGAATAATCAGGGTTTTTGCAATACTCTTCGTTAAGAGTTTTAAAATCGACTTCGGCGCCGTCTTTGTTTTTAAAAGTCGTCTTAACTTGGCCGTCAACGATTTCAACATTAACCCGGCCTTGTAGGTCAGCGCGAATTAAGTGATCAAGTTTGAAGTTAGACGCAATGGCTTCAATGTGCTTAGAGCGCTCAGATTCAATTTGTGTCTCTGTCAGCGCCTTATTAGTTGCCTTTAACTTTTCAATTTCGTCAGAAGACTCCTTACGGATTTTTTCTTCTTTTGTAGTAAGGTCGTCACTAAGACTGCGAACCTGAGACGCAAGCTCAATTGATTTCTTACGTTCCTTGTCTAGCTGTTCTTGCGTCGCCGACAATTCAGGATCAGAGCCGTTTAGGTCGATAACGTATGAGCTACCGCGCTTAACATAATGCGCTTTAACGTCGTCAGGAAGTTCGTTGTATTTCTCTGCTGTAATAGTACGGTCTAACATGAGATTAATCCTCTACTTTTGCTGGTTGTTTTGGCTTCGTCCGGTTGTCGCCTTTTGGCGCAGACTCAGCGGGTTTTTGCATTGTACTCTCTGCAATAACTTTTTTAAAGTCTTTTGCTTCTTTTAGTATGTCTTTTTTCGCCTGTTCGTCATCTTCTGTCACATTAGCGTCGTAAGTGCGAAGAGCAGCGCGATATTCAGCGAAGGTACGAGTACCCGCGATGTATTCTTCAAGAAGCAAGCGGCGATGTTCTGCATCACTAGAAATAGTCGAGAAGTCGTCGTTAAGCTTAATAGAAATGTCGCCAGCGATGCCGCTGTAAAGTGCGAACAATTTAAGCGCAGAAGTTAGGGCCTGAGATACGTTGTACGCAATGTGCCCTAAAATAGAATGATATGATTGATCTTCTAGTGAAGCCTCTGTCGCAGTACGGCGAATCTTACGCTCTTCAATAAGGCGAGCGCCGATAGCGACCATTAGCGCCTCTTTCTTATCAAGCGCCTCTTTTGCAACGCTGTTAGGCTGCGCCTGTAGTAGATGCGCCGTGGCACCTTCGTTAAGGCCGATCGGTGTACGCATACCGAACATGACTTTACCTTCGATATGATCTTTATACCATGTAGACTTTAATCCTGAGAATACCGGCGTAACTTGACCAGCCATCTTCGCGAACTCTTCATAGTCGGCGCTGCTGATATAGTGCGAGATATTTAAGTCTGCCATTTCAGCCAGTGGCGGCGTCTGGATCGTCATCGTGTTCTCTTCTGAACCTACAGGATAGAACGGGACATGACGAACGACTTGACCGTTTACGCGAAGAATCTCGTAATCAGTCCATGCGTTGAGGCGCGAACTCGGCTTCATAACGTCGGAGTATTTATGACGTACCCACACTACGCCCGTGTCTCCGATCGTATATTGAGTCAAGCGGGCAATCTTTTTCACACTCACGCCGTCAGTATCAAGAACATCAGCAAAGGTGCGATATACGACCATACCGATATTGCGCCCTAGCTCGTCTGAGAGTCCCGCAGGCAGCTCGGCCCATGTAATGATGTCTTCAGGCTGAACTATGTCAATGAACGCACGCTGAGCGCGATCTGAGTATGTCACTGCAAAACCGCAGCGGCCAAAAGCCGTAGCCTCGCCAAGTGCGCTGTTAGCCAGTGCCAATAATGACATGCCTTTAGTTGTGACTTTCTCAAGTGACGGTAATTTGTCTGCCGGAGCGACTACTTTAGGCTTGCGAATCAATACCTGCGCTACAAGTCCGTCACGGGTACGTCGAGTAACCGGGACGAAGCAGGCGCGTAAATGATACTGCGTGTACCGCATTTCGCGAAGCTTCTTGTCTGTAATACCCTCGCTCGGGTCTGGCAGGTAGGTTATACCCTGCTCTTTTACGCGGTTATCGAGGCAGTCGCGTATGCGCTTATACACAGGCGCGTACTCTAAGTGCTCAGGATGAAGGACATCGTCGCCAAACGACGCTAAATCTAAATATGCGAATCTGTTTGCTAACATGGCATCTGCACCTTAATATTGGCTGTATCTACGTTACTCACACGAAGCACAGCATAACGAGTCGCATCGTATAAATGGTCTTCTGCTTCAGTGTCGATGTCGTCAGGGTTTTTCGGGTCGGTCGGTAGTGTCGTCACGGTATCTACCCAATCGACGTTACGGCGCATTACATATAGTGCAGGGCGTCCGTTTCCTTTTAGTGATGCTAACATACGTTCTTGTGTCAACGCTAGTCCATTCACGCGACTGCCTTTAGATTTATCGGCGCGTTCCCATTCGACGCCTTCTTTCTCGAACCAATCAGCAATAGTAGGATCGTCGTCGTTAATGCGGTTGAAAATCTGACCGTCTGCGCTGCCGACCTCAAATTTTACGTCAGGCATGACGTACCACTTCTTGAACATATCAGCGACGCGTTCTTTCATGCCCACAGCAATCTCCGTCGCGCCTAATCGCAATCCTGCCCCGTTGCCGTCAGCCCCGTACCACGTAGACACAAGCACTAGCGTACCGGCTGGCGGAGTAAATGTATAGAATGTGCCGTCGCCCAATGGCACGTAAGCCTCTTCGCCGTTGCAGTACGCCCACCATGTTACCGCGAACGGCGCTGAGCTACCCCAGTCAAACGTAGGGAATATCGTCCATCCGCTCGGTACAGTAAAGTCGTTAAGTATGTGAACATCGTCGTCCCAGCACTCTTCAAACGCGCCGCCAGCGGCAACGTCCCATCGTCCTTCCAGCCATGCAGCGCGCTTGTTCTTGTTCGTGATGTCGCCAAGCGTCGCGATATACTGCGGAGATAAGTAAATGTTTTCTTTATAGTGCCCGAACAATGCTACACGGATCGCCGTGTATGGCATTTCTTTCTGTTCGCGTGGGTTAAAGATCATTGAGGTACGACGGTTTAGCTGTCCGTATCTGAAGCCGTCAATAAAGCGGCGCTTCACCCAGCCACGGCCAGCGCCGTAAGGGTTAGTCGTAGAGAATACGACTAGCGGAATCTCGCCAATAGTCGGCTTGCCGTTCTTGTCTTTTGGTGCGTCTTTTTCTGGTGTGAACGATGATCGGTTACACGACAACATCGACTCATAACAGTTTTTGTCTGGATATTTTGTTAATTCGTTCCAGCCGATGAACGGAAATTCTTGCCCGTGGTAGTCGTCATAGTCCTCTTCGTTCTTCATTGTACGAATAAGTAGTTCTTCGCCGGTCTTCCATACCCATTTATATTCTGACTTAGATGCTAGGAACGTCGCCTGATCGCCGTATAGTTCGTAGAACCAGCGCTTAGTTCGTGATACCAAGTCATCCAAGTTCTTATATTCACGGTCGAAGATGATACCGCGCCAGAATCGCCCATAGCCGAGTCCGACGTACTTGGCGAACTTCATAATCTGTACATCGGTTTTGCCACAGCCTCTCGTACCCGCATATAGTATTTCATTCGCCGGGCAGCTAATCGCCAGCTCTTGTGACGTGCCGGGCAGCGGGCGCCACACGACATTTATCTGCTGTGTTACGGCATCAACGTCGTCTGCAAGCTCAGTGAGCTTTTTCTTAATTAACGGGATCGCCATTGATTACCTTAGCCTCGTCCTGTAGTTCGCGTTGCATACGGCTCGCCTTCTTCTCCCAATCGTCCGCGGTAACGTCTGCGGGAATCTGGATGACATTTTGAATAAGCGTCGTCGGTACTTCTTCTTTCTTAATAAAGCCGCGTAGATCGGCGTAGAATCGTGCCGCCTCTAACCAAAGCTTGCCCGTCATACTTCCCATCTTTTCTTGAACTTCTAGCGCGAACTCGTCCTTGTTCTTGAGCATATCGAACTTAGTCAGCGCAGCAGTAGCCTCTCGCAGTGCTACCTGAAAGGCAGGGTCGTTCTTCCACTGATTCGCCATGATGAACGCTTTGCCGTAATCGCCGTATGTAAGGCGAACAGCAATTGGGTATGCGTTGGCAGGATCGCGTGC